GCATTTGCTCGGTCTTGACGAATGCTGCGCAGTTTCCGCAACGTTGCTTCTTGGCCTCATCTGGGGAAACATCCCACTGATCGGCCTTTTCAGCCCAGAACTCAGCGTTGGGTTCTGATGGATTTAGTGGACCATAACCAACTGAATCAATTGCCTTTTGACGATTCTTCAAATTGAGTTGAATGTCTGAAGTTGCTGGAGGACATCCTCCTTCTTCTTCTGCCTTTTCCTCGGATGAGCCTCCGTTGTACTCGTACCCACCAAGATCATCAGAATCGGCAAATGATGTGTAGTTTGAGTAACTGACTCCTCCGCCCTTGATGTCACCTTCAACATCGGACTTCTGTTCAATCTTTTTGATTTCTTCGCGAACGAGGTTCTTCATGTAAGCCTCGCCGCGTGAACCAACTGCTAGCCACTTAATTTGGGCTACGACCCCAGCAATTCGGAAGTCGCCCTTATGTCGAGCAACCCATGCCTCTCGGAGTTCAAGGGCGTTAATTTCCATTTCGCTGTTGGCGGTGCCGCCTCGGCGGTAAAGCGGAAGAAGTTTGGCGTACTGGTCGTTCCCTCGGATATTGCCGCCTTTGCGCCAAATGGAGGGGTACTTTTCCTTAATCATTTCCGCAAAGCTCGGATCAAACGTTTCCCACTTGCTCTCTCGGAACGAGGTGAGGCGATTGTCTTTGGCGTCTTGCTTCTCTGACTTAATTGAAATTGTTGCGGTTAGTTGATTTGCGCCATGAAGGACTGGAGAAACTTCGTAAAGTTCTACTTCCTTGAGCATGTTTGCTTGACGCTCTGGCGAGTAAATGGAGTCAAGGGTCTTGTAGCCAATGCTCCATTCCTGCTCTTCCCCGAAAAAGAGAATGCTGTGGAATGCCTCGCGCCCACGCTCTGAGCGAAGATTGAATTGGACCTTTGCGAATAGTCCGCCAACACCGGCTGCCTTCATCTTGCCCGGAAGTCGTGGATCGGAAGGTCCAACTTCATAAATGTCAAGAACCTTGCCAATCGGCTGGTTCCAGTCGTGACCCCAGACCACACGTGGTTTGCGTCGCTTGAGAGAGGCGGAAAATGCACCAGGGACGACAATGTCGCCAACGCTGTCCTTATTTCCAAGAGCGGCCACAAAGCACTCAACGACGCCTTCGGCCTCGTCAATGCTCAGTTGTCCGGACATGGCCTTGAACTCAAGTTTGTCTGTCAACTTATTTCTCCAGAGCGCAGATGACGTACTGAAGCAAATTACTATTTTTCTTATACTGATACGGACAAATAAATCCGTATACTTATCAGTATTTAGTCAACAAACTTCAAGCGGCACCGGCAAGCCAAGGCAAGATGCGGTGGTGCCAAGGGATCGCCGGGGTATCTAAGCGTTACTCCATCAATGGAGAAGGGCTTGGCGATGTCAATAGTCTTGCCCTCAAGCATGCGGTGCTGGGGCCGAACTCGGTCATCACGTCGCGTACGCCATGTCTTTTGTGGAGCGCCCGTCTGCTGGCCAGCGAGGTACATCCCGCCATTGAACGCTGCTTGGGACTCAATTTCAGCAATTCGACCGGCAATCAAGAGTTTGTGTCCCTCTTCTGGATCTTCGTTACCAAGGGTCTTTGCGGCAAGGATTGCAGCAGCAATTTCTTCCATCGTGGTCTTATTGACCTGCTGGATGCGCTGGGTCTGCTGATTTACAATATCCTTATACTCATCTTCAGTTGGGTCAACTGGGATATCCGCTTTTGCTCCAACCATTCCGGCTGCATCGGAAACAATTCCAGAAATGACCGGACGGACATCTTCTGAAATCTGCTTATTCCAAGTATCAATGTCAAACAGATTCTCAGCCTCAAGTTTGCCTTCAGCGAGGGCCTTACGTGCTTTTGATCCACGAGCCTTCTCAAGAATTACCCGCTGTTGACGCTCAACAAACCGCTCAAGCGTCCTGTCCATAATGGCTTCCCAGCGAGTGGTTGAGTCTGCTGCTTTGGTATCCCACTCGTCATTATCAGACCAACGCTTGACGAGGATTTCTGAGAGGGACTCCGAAAGGGTCTGCATGTTCTCGGCCATTCCTGGCTCAGTAATTGGCGGCGCTTCTGGCGCTGGAGGAGCGGCCTCAACTGGTGGTGCTTCTGCTGGGGGAACGCCCTGCATCGGCATGCCATCAGGACCCAGCGGAGGTGCGCCAGCCCCCGGCATTCCGGGTACCCCGCCCATACCAGCCTGCTGCTGGGTTGGGTCAACGTAAGGCATATCCCGAGAGGTATTGCCAATGGGGGCCAAGTTGGGGTTAGCAAGCATTGAATCGGCAAGGTCAGACACGACCGGATCGCGCCCAGTTCCATCCCGATATTCGTTAGCGGTAATCAGTCCGTTGCCAAATTCGGTTAAGAGGTATTGCTCACGCTCTTGCTTGGCAAGAATAAGGATTGGGACATTTGAAGTGTCAAACTCAAACCAGTGCTTCTCATCAAGCGGATCAAAACCCCGAGCCAGCATTTCAAGGTGTGGCCCCATGGTTTCCATCCAGAAAACCCGAAGTTCTTCGGCAGCATTTGAGAATGTCCGACCAGAGGCATTGCCAATTACTGATTCAGGGACACCAAAGGCAGCAAGGATTTCTTCCTTGGTAAGGCGACGCATTTCAACATAGGCCGCATCACGAGGATTTGATCCGGTATCAATGTAATCGGCACCCTCTTCAGAGGCGATGATGGAAACGGCACCGGCTCGACCGATGTTCCCTCGGAAGCGACTGCGAAGTTCTTCTTTGTCTTCCTCGTCCATGTCGCCGCGCACGACGATCAAGCCACCCGGCCTGCCGTCGTTGATGAGGAAGTTTCGGTTATAGAACTTGGAAAGATTTTCAATTTCAATCGCAACCCCAGCGGCCTCCATTGGAGTCATTGAAAGATATGGGTCCAATGGATGTGGGTGTCGGAACCAAAGAACGTCATCAGGTCGCAAGATTGATTTATTCGGCTGGCCGGGGATGTCAACTTCAAAGCCAGCAACGAACTTCTTGGGGTCTGGAATCGGCGATGTGTGTTGGGGCGGAAGCAAATGCAGGGCTATTGGCCCGCCGTCACGACCCCTGACAATTTCAACAAAAGCCCCACGAGTTGACATAAGGAGCTGGGCCGAAAGCCGGTAGCGGAAGATAAAACTGTTTTCACCAGGATTGGACACCGAATTGAATAACTTCAGAATTTCGTGAGTTTCAACAATCGGGCCAGCGGGGGAGTTGTTTTTGCGAAGTCGAACAGGGAGGCGGGCTTGATTTCCGGCCAAAGCGTCAATGCAGCGAAAAAGCCAAGTGACCTTTTTAAGCCCGTCCGTATAGGCGCGATCAATATCCCACCCGTCGTGGTAGCCACGCCCTGGCTGTAGTGCCGCATTGGTTGTAACTGGAGCGCCGTAAGAAATACCCTTACCGCTGGTCACATTAATTTGCTTATTGCTCGGTGTGTTCCAAGCCATTATTCAGCCCCAAGGATGTAGCCAACGATTCCACAGGTTACGCCAAAGCAGATTAATCCAGCCGGTGGAAAGATCATGGCGACTCCAATGCTTGGTGTAATAATAAAACCAAACATAAGCAAATAAGCAGCAATTGGCCTCCACTGCATCTTGCTCAGTCTTGCGAACGTGGACACGAAGAAGCGTTTGATGGGAGTCAAATTCATTTTCCTATGGTTGATTAGGCTAATCTTGATACTAATCCTAGCGCATCAAGGTGAGCAAAGTGACAGATCAAGACTGGGGAGAAATCCTCAAGTACCTAAAACCGAAGGAACCGTTGTTCTGTCCAGAGCAGCCTTCGGTCCAGCAGCAGGTGTTCCTCAGAACTAATGCAATTGAGGCACTTTTCGGTGGTGCTGCTGGCGGTGGAAAATCAAGTGCTTTGCTTATGGCCGCTCTCCAGTATGTGGATATTCCAAGTTACTCCGCTCTTCTTTTCAGAAAGAGCCTTACCGACTTGACCCTTCCTGGCGCCCTCATGGACCGTTTCCGTGAATGGGTAGCCCCACATGAAGATGTCCGCTGGAACGCTAATACTTATACAGCGGTGTTTCCCTCTGGGGCGCGTATTTCATTCGGTTACCTCAATAACAAAGAGGACTACCTGCGCTACAAGGGCGTTGAAGCCCAGTTCATTGGCATGGACGAAGTAACAGAAATTCGTGAATCTGATTACCGGTATCTGTTCTCCCGACTCCGGCGTCCGTCGTCCGGACCGCTGAGTCGAGTTCCGCTGAGAATGCGATGCGCCTCAAACCCTGCACCAAATTGGGTTCGTCAGCGTTTCATTGTAGAAGGACGAGAAAAGAACCGGATCTTTGTTCCTTCAAAGTTGACGGATAACCCCGGCGTTGACGCAGCCTCCTATCGGAAAGCCCTTCAGGAACTAGACCCCATTGAGCGGCGTCGCCTTGAGGAGGGTGATTGGTTCGTCACCTCGTTGGGGACCATGTTTAACCGAGAAGACTTTGTGATCATTGATCCAATGGAAGTCCCTGAAATGGTGAACAAAAGTTCCCGAGTAGTTAGATTTTGGGACTTGGCGGCAACCGAACCTTCTGGCTCCAATCCGGACCCAGACTGGACCGTTGGAACCTTGGTGATGTTCACGGAAGGCATTGCCTATGTCCTTGATGTCCGCAAGGGGAGAGTCAGGTCCGACAAGGTTGAGGCTCTGATTAGGCAGACTGCTGACGAGGACGGACCACTTGTATCAATCCGTATGGAGCAAGAACCAGGTTCGTCAGGTAAAGCCTTGATTGACCAGTATGCGCGATACGTGTTGCCAGGTTTTGATGTTCAGGGTATTAGGGCTACTGGGGACAAAGAGAGTCGCGCTCGCCCATTTGCATCTGCTGTGGCGAATGGTAATGTTCGAGTCGTTCGGGCGTCATGGTTGTCAGATTGGCTTGACGAGTTTTCAACTTTTCCCGAATCACTTGCCCACGACGATCAAGTTGACTCTGCGGTGGGTGCCTTTACATTTCTCGCTGGCCTTGGACTTCCACAGCGAAAAATGGCTAGCATCATCCTGTAAGCAGTATTTAACCTACAAACAACTAAAGGTTGATAATGACCGAAGAGTTTGACATTCAGTATTTGCTTGGAGTTATTTACGACCACGTAAATGCTTACGCTGGATCTGACGACCCCGATGACTTGGCTGAACTTCTGATTGTTCTGTCGGAAGCCAAAAGTGAAATTTCAGAAATGTTTGAAATGACAAAAATGCGTTTGGCTGACTTGATGGGCAATGAGGATTTGTACAACTTTGAAGGGGTCACCTTTGAAAAGAAGTACAGCACTCCTCGCAAGACGTGGGATCACAAGGCGCTTACCAACGTTGTTTCCACTCGCATCATTGACATGTCAGTTGACATGGATACTGGAGAGGTAATTAGAACACCTCAGGAAATGCTTGCCGAGCTGGTGAAGTACACGGGAATTTCTTATTGGAAAGTCAAGGAGCTTGAGAAAATTGGAATCAACGCCAACAACTACTGCGAAACCGGCGACGCGAAAGCGAACATCATCATCCGCAAGTAGTAAAACAAAAAAGGAGAATCCGGTCGTGAGTACCGAAGAAATTACGCAAGTTGCAGCAACCGATTACGACAAGATCATGGCGGAACTTGCCGAACCGTTCCCCGCTGAACTGTTGAGAGAAAACACTGCAAAGCGATTGACCTATGTCCCTATTGCAGAAGTGATTGCCCGACTCAATCGAGTTCTTGGCGTTCAGAATTGGTCAACTGAAATTGTTCGCACGTGGCGTGAGCCTGATCATCCGGACTGGGTGATTTCTCAGGTTCGTCTGAGCATTCGAATCGGAACGCAGTCAATCGTTCGTGAGGGCATTGGCGGTCAGCAGGTCAAGTTCCGCAAGAGCGGTGATGTCGTTGACCTTGGTGACGAATTCAAGGGTGCCTACTCCGACGCC